CTACACGTGCCTTTGCTTCTTCAAGACCTTTAGCTTCTTGACGCTTGAGTTGTGCAAGTGTTGGACGCTTAGGTGTTGCAGCTGGCTTTGGAGCTGCTGCTTTCTTCACCGCAGGCTTCTTGACTTCTGCCTTCTTGGTTTCTGGTTTAGCTGCTTCATTCTTTGCAGTTGTTGTTCCTGCCTGAGAAGCCTTCCAGTTCTTACGCTCTGCTGGTGTCATGCTCTTCCAGCGAGCCTTATTAGCTGCAGAACGCTCAGCGCGAGTCATCTTCTTCTCGCCAGTTGGTGCGGTTGCCTCAGCAACTGCATTAGATACTTGACCGAATGTCTTAGAAGGTTTGAATGCAGCCTTCTTTGCAGCTGCTTTCTTGACCGCTGGCTTAGCAGCAGCCTTCTTTACGACGGCTTTCTTGACAGCAGCCTTTTTGACAGCAGCTTTCTTAGCTGCCTTCTTTGGCTCTTCTTGTTTTGGACCGTCTTCTGCTTCTACACGTTCACGGAACTGACGCATCGCCTCTGCATTTTCACGAGCGATACGTTCACGTGCAGTTTCTACAGGCTTTACGTTGACGCGATTACCTCGGTCGTCAGTAATGTAACCACGACGAGACTCATTCGCTACTTCGCTGAGTACTTTTCTGTCTTCTGCAGATACCTTGATTTTAGGGTCGCGTCGGCGAGCCTTTACTTTGCCAGGAAACGCTTTCTTGGCAGCTGCCTTCGCGTCTTTTCTAGCCTGGCGAAACTTGATTGGTTTCTTCGCCATGAGTATCCTTACTTGAGCTTGTTGCTATTGCCCTTGATGCCCTTGAGAGCAGCAGGCTTAGCTACTTGACCAAGACCGACACCCTTGCCACCATTCTTCTTGCCCTGGTGTCCTGGGTGTACTGGAGCCTTGGCTGCTTTTCCTTGCTTTCCAAACGCCATTTTCTTCTCCTTATGCTGGGATTTGTCTAGTTACTCGACCTGCGAGTACTGGATTGCCTGAACCAGTAAGACCTGCAAGCAACTCTTGCATTGCTGGTCTGCCTTGCTGCATCTGTGGCATCTCGCCACCCATACCCATAGGCTCTTCTGGTTGCATCATCTCTGGTGCTTCAGGTGTTTCTTGTTCTGCTGGTTCTGGCTTGAACGCTTTAGCTACCGCATCTTCTAACGGTGTGCCTTTCTTTCGTTCGTCAATAACGGTTGCCATCTTCTCAACAATCTGCATCGGGTCTTGTCCTTGCGTTACCATCATGGGTATCGCTTGAGCAAGTGATGAGATGGAAGCCTTTAGGCTATCTCTCATCTCTTCGATGTCGATTGCTCGCTCTTCTTCTCCAGCATTGAGCGAAATCGGTAGGTTGCGACGTAGCATCCCGCGTGAGATGAGCTTATCGCCTCGTGCTTGTAGACCCCATACCAATGCTCGGTTAGGGTCAAGACCCGCCATCAGACCGTATTCAACCGTGACTCCGTAGTTGCCGTTGATATCAGCCGATGGCTTGTACTTTAGTTTGTATGGAACTCCATTTGCGGTGGCAGATACTTCGCGTGATACGTCAGCAAAGTAAGCCTCGTCGGTAGCGTATGCGATAGAAAGCGCTTCACCGATTGCTTCGCCAAGAATGGATTGGATAACTTTGATTTGGGAATCGAATCCAGCCATAAGTGCCTTGACACCCTGACCAGTAACGATAGAACCTTCTGCTTGCCCTGCACGTGCTTGAGGGAAGCGGGTTCCTAGCTTCATTTCATCTGCAAGAACATTATTCTCAGCGAATGCAAACTGTGGTACGTCTAGGTTTACTCGACGAATCTTCTCTGGCGAGTTCGACCTGATGACCGAATCAGGACCCACGGAAAGCTGAGTAACATCAGTGGGCAAAGCAAGAGGAGCTTCAACAGATTTCTGGACTGCTTCCATAGTAAGGAGAGCCAGACGTGCTTTCGCTGCATATACTGGGAGTACGTCGTCGAATGACCCGCGGACTTCGCCGTCAAGCGAAGGACGCTGAGCAATCGAAACTGGGACTCGACCAATCTTGTTTGGTGTCTCGGCAAGAACAGCACCTCCGCGACTTGGGATGAACATAACAGTGCGGGTCTTGTCGGTCCAGCGAACTACCTCAAGTAGTTCGTTCTCATCGGTACGACCAAATGCGCTGGTCTTGAGAATCTTATCTGCTAACTCTGGGAACTTAGCTGCTAAGTCTCCAGCTTTACGGTAGTACGAACGGCAATAGACAGTTACTTCACCGAATCTGTCCATGTCGTAATACGCACCCATGGAGTTCTCAACATGGATATGCGGTCTTTTTTCCTTGAAGTTAGGTTCTACACGGAATGCACAAAAGCCGTAGGTTCCCAACTGGTCTGCGCCACGCAGTAGCTCTGTACCTAGACGAGACGCTGCAACGTAATAGTTTGCAATCTTGGTTCTCTTGTCTGCCTTGGTACGCTGTGAATCATCAAGGGATGAATCTCCAGCAGCCGTTATGGTAGGTAGTACACCTGCCTGCTCAGCAACGTCACGAGCAACCACGTCAATAAGGTTGGCAATGATAGGTCTGGACCATGTTCCCTCTGGGAACAATCCTTTGAATACTTGGTCGGCATTACCTGCTCGGACCAAAGCGACTTCGCGCATTCGCTTATCGCGTTCTGCATTACGAGTTTTTATCTGCTCGTAAGCATGTACAAGTTCTTTCATATCATAATCTCGCTATTCGCTGTGCAGCAGCTAAATCATCTAGGTTGACGATGTATCTGTCTTCTATCGCCTTTCGAGGCGTGAACTGATTGTTCAAAAAGTTCGGTACGTTGGAAGCTGTTAGCAGTACATCGCGGGCAACAATCTCGCAGAACCAGAGCGCCATGACAGCGTCCATCTTCAGCTTCTTGCCCTGAACTCCTGGTTGCCAAACAACCAGTTGTTCTATCAGCTTCTTTACATGTTCGTTTCGTGAGCTGTCTGGTAACTCAATCATGTTGTCACCAGCATGTTTTAGGTTGTTGTTGTTGCCATCACGTTTAGTAATGGTTCCAAACAACGGAGCCAGAGAAGCTACACCGAACTCTGGGTCTTGCTTATTGTTACCTGTGTAGTGTGGGCGGTAGTTGATACCGCGGGTGGAGAGGAAGTTTCTAATCTCCTCGTCTTGCGTCAAGAAAAGCTGGAACGCGTTGGACTCAACAATAACGGTATGGGGTTTGTAACCGTCCGTCCATTCTCGAATCAGGTTGCGGATTGCCAAAGGTGTGGGGCTGCTCATGACGTGAACGTCCATGACATAGCGCTTGTGTGTTCTTCGGTCAACCGCGTAAGCAACTGCTGCCGTGTCACCAGACATGGCTGGGTCGATACCAATAATGCGGTAGAAGTTCTGACCGTTATCAGGATGACCAGCAGCGCCTGCAACCAGCGCACCCGATTTTCTCATTCCATTGACTGCGCCTCTAACGCACATCGGGTCGAAGATTGCATTTTCTGCGATATCGAGGTTTTGGTAGACCAAAGACCATTTGGACGGACCAGCCTCATTGCGGACCGCTGTTAGACGCGGTCCAGTCCATCGGTCAAAGAACCCATTCTCATCTGGGGTATCATCCTCAGTAAGGGGTTGCTCTGATTTCGCCCAAAGGGTTTTCCAATCCTTTGGATTGTCTGCGTATTCAAGTACGGCAGGCATGGACAAGTAAGACCACGGTACGATTCCGTCCGTGTAATGCTGTGGGTTGCGAAGCTCTTTGTATAGGTCTACGGCAGAGACTCTGGTTCCGACAACAAGAAGCTGCCCCCCGCCTGGTGGAAGACGCGAGGCAACTTCTTGGCGAATCCATTCTTGTTGCTTAGCCCACTCACCAGAGTTGGAGAGCGTGACCACGTCGTCAAGTACGATAAGGTCGGCGCGAGCGCCGTATACTTGACCGCCCATACCGATAGCTTCAACGGTAGGGTCTTTAGCATCTGATTCACGGATATCCGCGCCCAGATAAATCTTGTTAGCCGACCACATGTCGGCGGTTGCTTTGTATCCGTCGGTAGGACCAAAGGCTGCCTGTAGGTCTGCATACCGAGGATGAGTCAATCGTTGCTTGATACCGTAGAGAAACT